TCAGCGTGCTCTTCACCGTATTTTGCATACTCAAGGCCAAACAGGGCGTTAAGACCCGGAAGGAGTTCCTTGAGGAGCTGGGCGCGTGATATAGCCATCGTTCAGACCCTCCCTTAAACGCCAAGTGTGTTATCCATCTGATGACCGGCATTCCACTTAACGAGGGCTTCCGTATAACCACCAGATGAATTTTTAGTCTCTTCAACCAGCTCAACAATGCGGAAAGGCAGGGTGTCGGTAGTAGCAGAAGTATCAGAGATGCCAATTTTTGAGTTGCCAGTAGCAGTATCACCAGCGTTATTTACGCCAGCAACATTAGCGCCCAGATCAGTCAACGCGAGATCGCCGATGGTAGTGCCAGAAGACAGTACCGCAGCTTTAAACAGAACATCTGTCGCATCAACAACATAGGCCACAGCGTCAGACGCTACTGTGCCAGAAGGCCAGTAGTTGCTGAACAGCAATTGCCCAGTTACAGGATCAGAATAAGAACAACCCATGAAGACACCAATTGGAGTCATTGCTGCATCAGCAGTATCAACTTCAACAGTGCCGCCGGTTACGAGCTTAACAGCATCGCCTTTAAAAATGTTAGACGCATAGCCGCTTGCAATAGAGTACAAACGAGTAACGCCAGCATAAGGAGTGCCGCTAACCATCTTAACCGGTACAAGCCCGTAAGGGCCAGATACAGTCGGATAAGCCATTGTTAGCTCCTAAAATTAACCTTTACCAAAAGTAACCGTGGACTTTCTGTCATTAAACAGAGGCATCCTCGGATCATTTTCGCGCATCAGGTTGTTATCCACAGAAGTCATCTGGCCTTTGGCCTGTTGCTGGTAGTACTCATTACGCTCATCTACCAATTCCTGTGGTGCCTTACACAGCAACAGACCACCTATAACGATATTATCTTTGAACCGTTCATTTTCAATTCCGGTCAAGAAAATCTCTGGGTGATCGGTAGCCAGCACGGGTTCCCAACCTTCACGCAGTTTTGAGGAAACATTCGTAGGATCAGGTTGACCCTGAGTACTAATACGCACCCAATGGTACGTGTACCCCGGCTCAGGAGTCGGATTAGGTAGGACTTCGGGGCGCTCCCACGCCTTTTTACGTGGAGTTCGCTCACGCTTTTCTAAGTCTCTATTTAATCTATTCTCAGCCATTATGAATTCCTCGATAGTTGTGCAGCCTGTTTGGCGTATTGTTCCAATGGAACTCCAAGTCTCTTCGCTATAGCAACTTGTGATTGAGTTAGCCTAACTTTCTTAGGCCCTGTGCTCCGCGTAGCGGGTGCAACCACGTTACTAGGTCGTTTTTTAGGCGCCGCTTCCGGCTCATCTTCTATCCCGTCATCAAACTGATCGGGGAAGACACTTCGCATACGAGAATTTATCTTCTCGTAGTAATCATCAGATTTAGGGTCTACACCCTCTTTCACTAATTTAGTATGCAACCCAAGGGCAAAAGCCGTCATTTCATCATCAGAACCAAACCACGGGTTATCATCGCGCCATGCTTCGGCCTTCTCATCACGCTGAACTTCTTGCGCTCTGGGTGCTTCTTCCTGCTGTTGTACTGTATTAGCGTTTGTTTGTAAAGAAGTTTCCGTAGCTTGGGGAGCTTCTTGTTCTTTACGAGGACGCATACTTTTAGCACGAGCTGCACGAGATTGAGCGTCGTGTAGTACTTGTTGCGCTTCTAAGACTGCTTCTGAATCGCCTGACTCATAAGCCTCTTTATACTGCCGCTTTGCGGCTATTAGTTCTGCTTCAGCTTTTTGCTGTGCAGCTATAACCATAGCATTATAGCTACGATCACTATTTTTCTTAAGTTCTTGATTTTCTTCAACTAATTTCTTTGCGTACTCTTCAAGAGCTTCACGCTCACGCATAGCCGCTTCTTTGGCTCTACGTTCATCGTGATACCCCTTACTAAATTGTTGGATACGCTTTTTGACCTTTTTAGAGTAATTTTCTAACTCTTCGTCAGTCACGTCTTCTGGAGGGTCAGAGGGTTTTCTACCTTTATCGGCTTCAGGAGTATCGTCCTCTACCTCGATTTCAACCTCTCCAGCTTCTATTGTTTCTTTAACTTCTTGTTTTTTCTGAGGTTTTTGCATATCCTCACGGCCAACAGCACCCTCTACTTCTAAATCAGTAGATTTTTCTTCTGCCGCCTCAATTTCAACTTCCTCTAAATTTCCTTTTTCTTCCTTATCTGGATCAGGAAACTCAAACTCAACTTGTTGCATCGCCATACTCTATCTCCTATGCGCGAGTTATACCGCTCGGATCGGGGACGACAGCCTGAATAGAGTCGTCATTCATTAATCGATACTCTTGTCTACCTATCTTGAAACGAGTACCAGTATTTGCTCGGAACATCACGTAGTCCCCCTGCTTACACCAAGGGCCTGTGGGGAACCGGTCTTTGTCCGCATAGGCTTGCTCGCCCATGTCAATAACACAACCTATGATAGACAGAATGTACTCATCTCTAACTGTTTGATTTGACTTAAGAATTTCACTATCCCCAAAAGTCTCTTCAATGTTAGGTAATGCTATAAGAATGTGATATCCAGCAGGCTTTGGGATTTTCTTCTCTAACTCTGCTAACTCACGTTCTTGTTCTGCTATCTTTTCTCTACGCTGCTTTTCTAGTGCAGTTTCAGCATGCACCCCATCGGGGGTAATACTTATCGTCGCTTCAGTCATCTTCAGCTTCCATATAGTTACGCGAAAGGTCGGCTATCTCTCTACGGGCGGTGGCTAGACCTCGAATCACCCCGCACACTTCTTTGTACCCAGCAAAGTCTTTTGCTCCTCCACTGTTTACAAATCCTTCTTGCTCGCGCTGAATATCAGCGAGTTTTTCATCAAGCACGTCAAAGACGGTTTTAGCCATAGATTATTGTCTCCTAGGCGTTTGTTGCGCTTTCGCAAGATCAAGTATTGCTTTGGCTTCATCCAAGTCTTGTCTTGCGCTGGCTTGGTCTACCTGAGCAGCAACGCGGGCGGCTTCAATAGCAGCGGATTTATCTGCTTTCTGCTTATCAAGCTGAAGTTTGGCAGCATCAAGTGCGGCGTCTGCCTGATCTTTTTGGGCCTTACGCTGTTGTTCTGCGGCTTTAATCTGTAGCTCCTGCTGTTGCATTTGAATAACAGGGTCTTGAGCTTTCTGCTGTGCAGCAGCTTGAGCCGCTTGAGCTTGTTTAGCTTGAGTATTCTGGATAGCAGCATCAGAAATAAGACGCGCCAGCAATACTTCATCTTTCTCGCTCAGTTCTTCATTAGGTGCGGGTAGAGGCGCACCAAGTCTTTGTTCAAGCTGTACTCTATAGTCAAAAGCAATGTGCTCTGCTATGTGAGCGTTTAGAGCCGCCATAATCTGTTGCGCTGCGGGGTTTTGCCCGATGAACGCCATGATCTGCGGGTCTTGCATAAACGCTTGGTGAGTTCTGATATGCGCTGCATGATCTTGGTATATGAATGCTTTGATCGGTTTGCCAACCAACACATTCATGTTTTCGCTTACAGGATCAGCAGGTTTGATATCGTCTTTCGTCGGTACAAGTTTGTCGGCATTCTTAATACCTAAAACTTCAATCATCTGACGGTGCAACTGTGGCAAGTCATAGATTTGTGGGGCGGCCTGCGCCATTTGCAGTACGGCTTGGTATTGAACCACTCGCTGGGCCATCGTACTGCTATTGGGGTCGCTGACGGGAATAACATCCACCACGGCGTAATCGTCTCGTTTAGCACGAGGCTCACCACGGTCAGGCACGTACATGTACTCTTCCGGAGCGTACTCAGCAATGATAGCCCGCAAGAGTTTGAACTCTTGCTTCATCGCATAATGTACTCTGGACTGAACAGCAGCCATTGGCTTGAGCGTACGCTCAAGAAGAGCAATCGTTGTTCCAACAGGTGCATTAGCACTCATATCGGAAATGTTCATATCAGAGATCGCACCTAATCTGCGACCTTCTTCTGTAATACGCTGTAAGAGAGCTAATAATGTTTGACTTGGCTCCTTATAAGGGAGCGTCATTATGTTCTCTTTAATACTGCCGGAGGGCACGTCTACATCACGGAACTCAC